GACCGTGGCCGGGGTTTCCCTGAGTTTCTTGCGTGCACGTTCGGCCGCCGCCGCGCACACTTTGCGAAACTCGCCCTTCAGGAGGTGAAGCACGTCGCGCTGCGGGATCTCGAACCGTTCGCCGATCGATGTCGCCATGTCCGCCAGACCGCCCTCGAACGCCTGAAGCGTCTGGGAGACAAGCCCTGCCATCCTCGCCTGCGCCGCCTCGGTTTCCATGAGGCGCCCCTTGCGCGCCTCTTCCTCTTCGGCCGCCTTGCGGTTCGCGAACTGCGCACTGCGCAACCGCTCGCGTTTGATCTGCGCCTCGACCGACATGTCGCGCTCGCCCGCTTTAGCCGATCCCGCCTGGTCGTCTGCTTCCGCAAACAGCGAGCCCTCGGATCTCGATGCCGACGATCCACGCATCTCGTCCGGGACGATCGAGGTTCGCGCGTCAATGCCGTTTCCGATCTGCTGTCCGATGTCGAGCCGCTCGCGCAGCTGCGCCATCGCGAGATCCACCCGGATCTTCACGCCGCGATCCGATGGCACCAACGCCTCGCCGCTGATCTTGCCGTCCTTCACGTACCGTGTGACCTGGCTGCGATGCACCCCGCGCAGACGCGCGAACTCCGCAGCCGACACAGCACGATCGTCTGCTGGCACGGTCTGCGTTGCCATCGTCAATTGCCTCGGTGTTGCGGATGTGTTGAGTTTGGCGCCCGGTGTTGCGCCAAGACTGTTGCGTTTGTTGCGGCTTTAGATTCGCCGTCAGACTGGCGGACCCAAACGCTAAGTCCGCCAGTATTGTGTTTGGACGCGATACGGTCCCTAAATTCGTTCGACACGAAAAAACCCCGGTCGCTGGCGGAGCCGGGGTTCTGTCACTCTTGTCCATGCATGTTGTATGTCAAACCAAATGTTCCGGTCAACAATTTTCGAGCGAGACCGCCTTCAGGATGCGCGAGGCGCGGGCGTCATGCGGTTCCCATGGACGCGCGGGGCGGACCGTGTCACGCACCTCATGCGCCTCCAGAACACCCGCCAGATCTTCCACCAGCACGGCAAGCGCCGCATGCCAGACCTCATATTCCGCCCGCGCCACCAGCGCCGGTACCGGGTCCGGCACCAGCCGGTACTTGCGATAGGCACCGCGCTTGGCGACCTTGCGCTTGACGTCCCAACCGTCAGCATCCTCATAGGCGTGCTCGACCGGATTTCCGAACGCATCGTCATACCGCTCGACCTTGCGGCGGAACCACAGCGGCCCGCCGTTCGGCCCGCGCACCTCGCACATTTCCGGCACTTCGCCGTGCCAGTCTGGACAACCACCCATGATCGCGTGATGACGCACCAACGCGCCTGGCCCGCGCCGCAACACCCGCCGCCCGTCGCCGGTGACCCGTGTCAGCCGGTCAAGCGCCACCGCCACGGCCTGCACGCCGAGATCGCCGAACTGCCCGAGTTCCTGCATCGGCGTCCAGTCGTCGGGCAGATCCAGGTCGAACCCGTCCAGCGCGACCACAGCCCGGTGCACGGTCACCGCATCCGCGTGCGGCCCGTCGTCATCCGCGGCAAACGCCGGCACCATGCCATAGACGTTCGTACGATCGATCATCGTCAGGAGCTCGCCGTATTGCGTGATCGACTCGTACCCGCTCCGTATTGACGCGATGCCCCCGCTACCGCCGACGGCCTTCGGCAGTTCATCGCGATAGGCCCAGGTCACCAGTTTCTCGATGTCGATTGTCTTGCGCATTTGCCCTCAGCCGTTCGCCCGCTTCGCCACACCGGTCTCCCTCTCGCCTCCTGGTCCGTCGCGCGCCGACCACCCCAGCACGCCATCGGCGAAGGCCTGCCATTTCGCGGCCTTTTGCTCGAAAGATCGGGCGAGTGTCCGCAGCGCTATGTTGACCTGGCTATCATCGTCGAGGGGTTGCTGAACTCTCTCCCTGGTGGCGATCCATTCGCCACGCTTTTCGCGGTAGCGGGCAACCGACGTCAGCCGGTGCCATTTCGCCACGTCATCCGCCAACGACGACACCAGCCCGTCGCGCGCCGCCAGCGCCAACACCTCGCGCGCCGCTTCATGAGCCAGAAACGCCTCGACGACTTCGGCCTTTAGACGGTTCGCTGGCGGACCGCCATCTTCCGCCGCCGTCCGGCGCACCGGAGCGCGAACATGAGCGAACCGCCGCTCGGCCAGATAGGCTCCAAGCCGAGGCCGTTTGTGTCCTGCCTTCGTCGCATCGCGTCGATAGGTTTCCGCCCGCTCCGCCGCGTCGCGCTTTTCCTGCGCAGACAGCGCGTCCCAGGCTACCCGGATCCGTTTCTGGCTTTCGCTGGCACCGCCCGGCCATTCGCGCACCAGCTTGTCGAACGTCCTGGTTTCCGCCGCCTTTCGCGCCGCGGCGCTGCGATCCGTTCCGGCGTCCGACCCGCGTTCCCCTTCCCGAGCCCCGTCGCCGTCGTCGCCCGGTTCACCCGCGCTTGCCTCGCCTTGCTCCCGATCGGTCGATCCGGTCCCAAGCGACCGTGTCGTTACCGAAGCGATCCCACCAGCTCCCTGCGGCTCGATTTCGGCTGGGGGGCTTTGGGGGGTAGTTACGGGTTCAATTAAGGGTTCACCAGTAGTGTCCAAACAGTTGGACACGGCTCGCCCCGAATTTTGGACACGGCTCGCCGCCGGACCGCCGCCGCCGTGTCCAATATCTGGACACGGATTTTCCCTGTCACCAACCTCCGCGAACCCCTCTTCGAACGCAAATCGGTACCGTGTGACCCGCTGCTTTTTCGTGCGCGCATCCCTCTCCGCGATACGGCGGATCAGCCCGCGCTCTTCAAGCACGTTGAGGTGATTGTTGATGCTGGAGCGCGACATTTCGCAGTCCTCCGCGAGCGTGTCCTGACGGGGGAAGCAGCCATGGTCCGGGTGATAGCGGTCGCACAGGTGCCACAGGACGAGCTTTGCCGCCGGCGGCAGACCGCGCTGCCGGATCGCCCACGTGGTGGCCTCATGGCTCATCCCGCGCTCTCCCCGTCCGCGCGGCGCCAGCACGACAACCGCTGAAGAACCGCGTCTCGCGTCATTCCCAGCACCTTGCCGACTTCAGCCGCCGACAGCCCTATTCGATCGGTCAAGGCCTCTATCGCCACCCGGCGCGCCCGGCGCGCTTGCGCCCCGCGCGCACCGCTAGCGAGCGCCTCGCGCGTGCAGTTGCTTTCCGAAAGCACGGCGTCCAGAAACGCGTCGATACGGATTGCGGATCGCGGATCCGCGCGCCGTATCCGCGTCCGCCAACGATCCACGCCGTGCCGGATCGTAGTGTGATCGCGGTTGAAAACGCGCCCGATACGCGAATAGGACAGCCCATATTCATGGTGGAGCCGCCACCAGATTTCGTGGCGCGCATCAACGATTTCCGGAACCCGCGAGCCGGCCACCACCTGGGCCCGCGTCAGCCCGCACCGGGCTGCGACCTCGCAGATCAGATCCTCGACATCGACAATGGTCACCTCTTGCGTGACAGGAACAAGCCCATCCGGCGCCGGCGGCGCTTCCGCTGGCGCGCGGCAGGCAATCACCCTGTGCGTCGCCGAAAGCCCGCGCCCGTGCATCAACCGCCGCTGCACGACCCGCAGCGCCTTGGCCGCCTCGCGGGCGCGCTTGGCCTGCAAAACGGCCGCGATCTTCGCGGGATCGGCTGGTGAAACGATGACGGGCGCGGTCACGCCGCCACCTCCATGCGCGCCGCATCGCCCCATTGCTCAGCCGCAGCGCTGCACATGCCCGGGAAGGATCTTGCACGCAGCCGCGCCCGTTCCGGCCCCGGCGGCATTCGGTGTATCACGTTCCAGCGTTTCCATTCGTCGGAGCCGCGCACCGGTTCGCTCAGGCGCGTCGTCGGGCGCAGCTCCGGCAAACCACGCAAATACCAGCCCGTCGATTTGTAGACTGGATCTCCGAACCAGAACGGCTGCACCAGATGCGGCGGCGGCAGATCCGCCGGCATGCGGTCCGTCGCAAGATCGTTCATCACCGGGTTTTCAAGCGCGACCCGCTCGATCGGCGCGCGCCAGCACGCGACAAACAAATCGACGGCGTCGTCGAATTCCGCGCGCAGATCCTCGACCGTGCGGCCCCTGGGGAGTTTCTTGGGCGGGGTCCACTTGCCCGGCCCGCTCATCCAGCGCCGCCCGGACCGGCACAGTCGTGTGCAGGGTGGATGCATCACTGCGAGCAGATCCCAGCCATCGCCCAGGATGTCTCGAATGTCACAGCGGATATGCCGGTTGCTGCCGTCTTCGGCAGGCTCAAGATCGCAGGACCACACATCGTGCCCGCGCGCGGCGAACGCCCGGCGCATCCGCCCGAACTTCTCGCAGCCGATCAGAACCCGAAGCGCCCTCACGTCCCAGCCCTTCCAAACAGCGGCCCGGCATCGATGCCGCCCATTGCGGACGCTATGGCCCGCCGCCGCTCATCCGGCCCCATCCAGTCCCGGCGGATCCGCTCCCCGGCCATGTTGGCGTAGTCGGGATTTAGCTCGATCAGCCCCGCGCGCCGTCCAAGCCGCAACGCCACGAGCGCCGTCGTGCCGGCCCCGCCGAACGGATCGAGCACAAGCCCGCCCGGTGGGCACCCCGCCTGAATGCAGCGTTTCGCGAGTTCCGCAGGAAAGGTCGCGAAATGAGCGTCGGAGAAAGGCTTTGTTGCCATCCGCCAGACAGTCAGGTCCGCGACCCTCGGATCTAAGGTCTCAGGCGCGTCCTCGTAACTGCGCAGCAGGCGCCCGCCGACCGTCTGCTCCGCCTTGGACATGGCGTCCCATCGACCGTTGAACCCGTCGTGACGACGGGAATGCCCGCGCTGTTTGCCCACGCACTTGTTGCCGACGACCCGTCGCCCACCGGGAGCGCCGCCAACATAGGAGCCGCCGCGATAGGTCGCCGCGTCCTCGTCACCGGCACGGCTCACCCGCACTGCCGCAGCATCGTAGTAGGCGCCGAGCCGCAACCACCGCGCGCCATCGCGCGCCGCGTCGGTGATCAGTGCGCAGCGTTCAGAGAGATCCGGGCAATAACTGATCTCGCCGGTATCACGGGCGCGCCAGACGTCGCCGTCGCCGCTCTTGGTCAGGAGGAAAATCTTTTCGTGCGCCGTCGCGGGCCGCGCCGTTCCGGAACTGTCTGGCATGGGGTTCGACTTGCCCCAAACAATCTCGGATCGCACCCACCAGCCGGCATCCTGAAGCGCGATGGCGAGCCGGTTCGGGATCATGCAGAGATCCTTGGGCTTGAGCGTCCCGCCGACGGTCGAGAACGGCTTGTCGCGGAACGTCCGGTCGTCGCGATCATTCGCCTTATAGTCAGCCGCCGAGCGCCCGTTCGGCGCGGTGGCGTAGCAGTCGCCGTAGTTGAGCCACAGCGTGCCGGTTGGTTTCAGAACCCGCCGCACCGCCTCGAACACCCGCACCATGATGGCCAGATGCTCGGCCAGCGTTGGCTCCAGCCCGATTTGCCCGTCCACGCCGTAATCGCGCAGGCCCCAGTACGGCGGCGAAGTTACGACACAATCAACGCTGTCCTGATCCATGTCCGCGAGCCGGTCGAACACGTCGCCCAGATAGATGCGGCAGCGCCCGTTTCCAAGTGGGTCAATGATTTCCGGCATCACGCTACCCTCTCTTCTTCGCGGATCGGAGGATCGGCCTCGATACAGTCCCGCGCCCGCAGCGCAGAGCAGATCCCACGCGTCAGGTCCTTGCCGGAGCACATCCAGCGCAGGCTGCGCATCATGCTCGAGCGGGTCGCACGCCGATCGGTCGAGAGTCGTTGCGCCGCGCACAACGCCGCAAGTTCGTCGCGCCACAGCATTTCGAGCGCAGAATCTGGAAGCGGGATCCAAATCGCCGGATCAGGGCTCCACCATTTCCCGAGCCAGTCGTAAGCGCCACGCCGCGCGCGCTGGCGCTGCGGAAACACCCAAGTGATCTCCCCGTCGAGCCGCAACGGCTCGTCCGGCAGACCCTCGCGGTAGTGCACCCCGCCGCGCTCGTAGTGAGCGGCATGGACATTGGTCTCACGCTCAACAAGAAACTTTTCGTGCAGGGCGACGACGCAATGGTGCGCAACGCTCTTCATCGCGGCCATCTGGTTCGGCAACCTGTCGAGCTTGTCGCGCTCGGACTTGATCTCGACCGCAACGATCTCCTCGCGATCCACCGCCATGACATCGACACGGCATCCGCCCTGACAAACGTTGATTTCATGGATTATGCGGGCCCTGGGCCGACACGCGCGCAGATGCTCGACAACAACCTCTCGAACCTCAGCTTCGGCAGCGCTGCGATAGGCCGGCATCACCCCGCCTCCCCCTGGAACAGATCCCTGACACAGGGCACCGCCGCCGCCCGCCGTCGCGGCCTGGACGCGCGCAGCGCATCGCCGAATGTCTCGACCTGCGCGACGCGACGCGTCAGCTCGGACTTGGCGAGCGCAAGGCTGCGCTGCAGCCGCGCGTTCCTTGCGCCGAGATCCTGCGTCTCGGCACGCGCCCGCGCCTTCTCGAACGCAAGCGCCGCCTCAAGAAACCGCACATAGGCGCGCTGATCGTCCGGCCGGCGTTCATGCGCCGCCCGCGCCCGGCCAAGATCACGCGCCAGATCATCGAGCGAGAGCCCTTTGGAAAAAGCATGAACATTTTCAAAGCGTTTCAGTGGTATGGTCACGTGAAACACCCCCTTTGTGCCCGATCACCGATGTATTCCTCGGGCCGACGATCGGCCGGCCGCAGCAATTCGAAGGGGTTCAGGTCGGCCCAGATGCAGAGCTTCATCAGCGCCTCGAGCGAGACGGCATAACCGGTCGATGCCCGCGACACCGTCGCGCGCGACAGCCGCGTCTCGCGACCGACCTCCTCCAGCGTCGCGCCCCGCGCACAGATCTCGCGCTTGAGAAATTGGCCGAACAACGTCCAGTCCAGCGCCAGCGGCCGGCCGAGCAGATGGGCATAGTCGGGGTTCATGACCCGCCCCCATCTGTGCGGGCGAAGAGGTTCCAGATCTCGCCCTCGTCGCAGCCAAGCCACGCGGCCAGATCGGCGGTCGACATGCGCCGCTCGCGCATGACTTCGCGCAGGAACACCCGTGACAGGCCGTCGCCGAGGCTTGCAAGACCACCGCTCATGCCGCCACCCTCCCGTCGCGCCGGGTCGCAACCTGCGCAGCGCTGTAAAGCTCGCGCTCCGACAGCCCGCACCAAGCGCCCACGCGCCAGAGATCGGAATTTGAGACGAACCTCCCGCGCGCCAGGGCACGGACCACCGGCGGCACGTCGCGCGGCGCGAGATTGTCGAGCCGCACGGACACGAACAGCCGCAGCACGCAGAGCATATGCGCCCGCTCGGCTGGCGTCAGCCGCGCGTCCATCAACCCGCACTCCAGTTCGAGGAATGGATCGCCTGAAACCGCGGCACCCGAGCAGGGCGAGGCGCGCTCCCGCCCTTGGCGCTACGGTCCGCGCGGCGCATTGGCAAAGGGTCGAACAGCTGCTTGCGGCAGTCTGCGCACCAGCTTTCACCGGCCTTGCGCACCGGCGCGCCGCAGACGAATTTTTCAGACAGCGGCACCATCCCCGCCCAAAGCGGACGCCGGCACTGCAAGGCCCCCGCATCCATGATCAGCACACGCGCGGTCATGATCCGGCCCTTTCCGCGTCGGCGAGCCGTTGCGCCACGTGCGGTGCGGGCGCGACTTTGTCACCAACCGGCACACCGCCCGGATGCGCAGCCCGCAGGGCCGCCAGGTGGCGGTCGCAGGCGTCGATCAGCCGCGCCGCCTCGTTCAGGTCCCGCGCGCTCATGTGTCCTCCTCCAGCACTTGCGCCGCATGGCTGCGCAGCCGCACCAGCGCGTCGATGGCTTCCGACAGATGTTCAATGATCGCGTGCTCGGCGATCTCGTCTGCGCTCACCTCGCCGTCATCGGCGAGCGCGGCGCAGATCCGCGCCGCGGCATCGCCGCCCTTGCGCACCGCTTCGCCCACTTCCATCGCCCAGGCTGTGCCGGCCGAGGCATCGGGCAGCGGCACAAAGGCTCCGCCGGCGATGCGGCACAGGCCGATCAGCGCCACCGGCCCGCCGTCGAGCGTCAGGTCCATCAGCACATCGACCGGCATCTGGATGTCGCGATACTTCTCGGTGTGCGCGTTGCCGTAGTCCGACAGCGTCTTCGGTCCGACGCGCGTGATCGTGGCGGCGGATTCCTGCCCGCCGCAGGCCTTCACCTGCCGGCGCACGAGCCCCTTGATCGCGGCGCGCTGGTGATCAGTGGTTGGACGCGGGAGCGTCATGCGCGGACCTCCGGAAAAACCACACTGGACGGCGTAAAACTGGTTGTGTTGATGTAGATGAAACAACCTTGACGAAGCGGGACGGACGATGCCCCAAACCCAAAACTCGAGCGCGCTTCTGGATCTGCTGGCCGAGCTGATAGAGAGCGATGCGGACCGCGCGCAGGACGGACGCATCGCCGCACTGCACCGCTGGAAGGCGAAAGCCCTGAAGTCCGCTGACGCCTTGATCCCGATGCAAGCAACGCTGGAAAAGGCCGCCAATGCGCGCCCGTCCCAGAACCCGGTAGACGCATTCCTCGGGCAGATGATCGAGATGCGCCGCAACGAGGTTGAGCGCTGGTTTCTGCAGACGTTCGGCCTTCCCGCCAAAGGCGCCGACCGGGAGCGCCGGAACCAGCGCCAGGCGCACCCGCCCACTGCAAACCGCCGCCGCGTGCCATGACCACACGAAACCGGATCTCCCCAATTTGCGCGGGCATGCGGAAAAGACGCGCGGGCGCTGACCGCGCACACTTGCCCCATGATGAAAGGAAACCGGCCCGAAACCCCGCGCCGGCACAGACTGCGCACTGCGCTGCGCCGGCGGGTGCTAATCGACGCGCTTGCCGCCGCGAACCCGGCTGTGCTGAGCTTCCCTGTGCAACTTCAGGGAGGTGAGGGAAATGAACGAAACGGAGCGCGATTATTTCGAATGGCTGCGGCAGCGTGTGATCGCACAGAATGTGATCCTGGACGGCCTGATCACCATGATGGCGGAGACCGCCCCGGACCGGGACCGCTTCGCGCGGGATCTTGTCATGGCCGTTGAGGAAGCCGGCGGACGCATCTATCCGGACGATCACAAGGTGGAAGGACACCTTGCGCATGTGCGCAAGCTTCTGCACGGCAGATGACCAATGCCCGCGCCGCCCGGCTGACACGCCGCACACGTGGCGCGCATCCAGCTTGTCAGCCGGGCGGCGCGGATTGGCGAACTCTTGAGGGCGAAGATGAGCCTGCAGGTGATGTGAGATCATGAGGGGGTGTCCTCGCGATCGTCAACCTGAACAGGGTAGGCAGCAATGAAATCGGAGAGCTTCTTTGCAGTACTCGCTCTTACATCACGGCCTGCCAAAATTCGTCGTGCGCAGTGCGGATGCCCCACCGCTGCGCTTAGAGCCCGCGCGGACATTCCGGTTTTGAGCATGAACTGCTCAACGGTTTGGCGAATATCATTCATGGCACGCATATTGGGACATATATGTCCCGTCGTCAACGGGACATTTCCGTCCCGTGCATTAGTGATGCGTTCCGGTATTTTTACGGAATGACTACGTGGCGCGAACGATTATTGGCGATTATGGCTGAGCGTGGAATTTCCATGCGCGGTCTGTCTGCACGGATCGGAAAAAGTGAGAGTTACATGAAACATGTACTCAAAAATGGCGCCGAACCGTCGCTTGATTCCATTTTAAAAATTCGCGCGGAACTCAATATCCCCCTATCGACGCTTATCGACGGCGTCCCGGACGATCCTCGTCTTGATGACCTGGCCAGAAAGATCGCTGCGCTCACCCCTGCGCAAGCCGCGACCGTCGAAGCGGTCGTCAACTCCCTGCTCGAGTCGACCAGCGAGCCGCAAAACAAGGTCTAGGTCAGACGACGCCAAGCCAAGGCACTTTTTAAAAATACGTAATTTACTCATACTGCTACCTCCCTTCTCCGCTCGCCACAATCTGAGATAGCGTCTGGCCAGAGATGCAAAGGCACAACGGCCTTTTTGATTTCTTCGCTACGCCACCTACACGTTCTGACGGCATCTGATTGGGACATATTTTATCAATTCAATATTGACCGGGACATTTTTGTCCCGCAAACTCCCTTTCATCACCCCGATGGGAGGACTCCATGCCCGACGCCCCTAGCCCCCTCGCCCCGCCACTCCTGGCCGCCTGTCTGGCGCTCACCATGTCGACTGGTGCGGCATTGGGAATCCTCGCCGTCACCCTCGCCCGCTACGGCTGGCTCTGAGACACCTTCGCGCGCGGCTCCTTATCCGGCGCGCGGCACACTGCCGGCGGGGTTCTCCTCCCGCCCCGTCGGCAGCCCCCGAACTGCAGGATCGCCCATGACCACGAGCCTCGACACACAAAAAGCACCCGTTACCCGCCCCGCCCCGGTCTGGAAACACATGGCCTCGGGGCGCATCGTCGACCTGGCAAACCTGACGGCCGACGACATCCATTGGCCGGATATCGTGTCCGCCCTGTCGGGTCTGGCGCGATACGACGCCGCGACGTCGAACTGTCTCTATGTCGTGGCCCAGCATTCGTGCCTCGCCCATGACAACGCCAGCGGCCCCCCGGTCGCCAGGCTGCTCGCATTGCTGCACGACGCGCACGAAGCGTTCATCGGAGACATCACCACACCGACCAATGACTTTCTTGACTATCTGAACACCGCAAACGGCGCGGTCTCCTTCCTTGACTATCCGAACGGAGCGACCGGGGCGGTCTCGATGCTTATCCATGTCGCAAAAAGACGGCTCGACAGCGCCATCTTCGCCGCCGCCGGCATCCACCCGGACGAAGCCGCGACCTACCGCCCCATGATCGACGCGCTCGACGCGCGCTTGCTGGCCACCGAGGTACGCGACCTCTGCGCCGAAAGCGAAAAGCCCGGCGCGTGGGGAAAGCTCGCCGAGCCGCTGAAGACCCGGATCAAGCCGTGGGGACCGGACAAGGCGGCCGAGGAATTCGCCGCACGTCTCGCACTCTACGGCATTGACGGGCGAGGCGCGGGATGACCGGGAACCGGCGCAACGTCAAGGCCATGGAACGGGCCAACACACCGGACCATGTCGAGGGAGGAAACCCACGATGAGCACCGCAACCCAGGCGGAGATCAAACGCGCGGTGGAAGGCGCCCGAAAGGCCGGCATGACCATCGGCGCGGTGGAGGTCACGAAGGACGGAACGGTCCGCGTCATCGCCGACACCGTTACCCTGCCGCCGGCGCCGCGCGAGATCCGCATCTGATGAAGCGGCAGATGTACATGGTCCGGGAAAAGGACCGCCATGGAAAGCCGCGCTGGTATTTCAGAAAGGGCAACGGCAAGCGCGTTGTCCTGCCCGGCAAATACGGCTCGCCGGAGTTCATGGCCGCGTATCGGGCGGCGCTTGCGGGTGTCGAGCTGCCGAAGTCCAGGTTTTCGAAGAACACGATCGGTTGGCTCTTCGCGCGCTACCAGGCCAGCCATGCATTCCGCGCGCTGGCACCGCCCACCCGCCGTTACCGCAGCAACATGCTGGCGAAGATCTCCGACAAGGTCGGTCACGAACCGGTTGACGCCATCACCAGTGCCGTGATCCGCCAGGGACGGGACGACCGCGCAGAGCGGCCTCATGCGGCCAACCACTTCCTCAAGGTCATGAGCGCCCTGTTCAAATGGGCGATCCGCGAACTGGATGAAGTCACGCAAGACCCGACGGCCGGCGTCGATCAGATCAAGGTCAAGTCTGCCGGCTTTCGGCCCTGGACGGCCGCCGATATCAGGCAGTATCGCGCGCGCTGGCCGCTTGGCACCCGGGAGCGTCTCGCGTTCGAGCTGCTCTTTCACACCGGCTTGCGCCGCTCGGATATCGTGCGTCTGGGGCCCGGACACGTTGACGACGGCACCATTCAGATTTCAACCGCCAAGACCGGGGAAATCGCCTACATCGCGCTCTCGCCCGAGCTGCAGGCGGTGCTCGATGTCTCGCCTGTGGGCACGGATACATATTTGGTGACCGGCTATGGTCACCCCTTCTCTTCGTCCGGCTTTGGCAACTGGTTTCGCAAGAAATGCAACGCAGCCGGACTACACGAACTCGCGGCGCACGGGCTCAGGAAGTCCGCAGCGGAAGAGGTCGCAGAAGGCGGCGCAACGGATCATGAGCTGATGTCGATGTTCGGCTGGACCAACCCGAGCCAGGCGGCCACCTACACACGGGCAGCGAGCCGAAAACTGATGGCAAAATCAGCCGGAAACAAGCGCCAGAACAGCAAGAAATCCTGA